AAAGTGACCGCTAACTTTAAAAACGAAACTGGTAACAGATACGGCAATTTGCTAGTCGTTGACCTTCACGAGACGAGAAATAAAAGCGCGTTTTGGGCGTGCGAGTGTGATTGCGGCAAGATTCTAAGTGTTGCCGGTTACAGGCTCCGAGACGGATCGCGGAATAAATGCTCGAAGAGTTGTAAACACACCGTAAAGGCCGGCTCTAGGATTCGGGTTAGCGAGTGGGCGACCAGGGCAATAGTGGGTAATGCAGCATGAAGAAGAAATTAAGAAAGTTAACCCGCGAAGATATTGCCATGGTGTTGGAGCTTGTAAGTGACGGGCTAAAGCTTGGATTCATTGCGTTCTATGCGTTCAGCATGACATATCAGCAATTATATTCACAGATGAAGGTTTGGCGTGCAATATAGTTATTTAACGAAATACGATAATAATGCTTGCTCTGTGACGGTATGCGTGTATAATACTTACATCAACTACAGAAACAGCGAGAAATAAAATGACTATCTCAGAAATGAAAAAAGAAATTGACGCAATGAACAAAGCAAGAAAAGCAGTCATTAATGCAAACAGCGTTGAGTCAGATTTTCCAAAATCAAAAAGATCGTTCACCTACAGGAAAACAACAGCAATTAAATCATCGGACATAGCCTCTTTATGAGGCTTTTAACCTGGGCAGTAGACGGGTACGGCAGATGCTTTTTATGTAATCGGTACGAAAGAAAGATTTTATTTTGTGGTTTAGCGGGGATAAGCGGCATGGAATTGGTTTGGCTATATGAGGATTTTAGAGTATGACAGCAGCAAAGAAAGCGAAATCAATGGGATTGAAGAATCTAAAGCAGGCGGTTGATATGGGCTGGGCAAGATCAACGCTTGTCGATATGCACAACAACAAGCCGGAGCGGTTTGAGATTGTGATATTGGGATGCCTTGTTAAGCTCGAGCAGATGCGTAAAGCGGATATTGATAAAATAAAAGCAATGAATGCAAAAAGTGAGACAGCATTGGACAGGTTAATGGGCTTTTGTGATGTTTAGCAGATGCGTAAAGCGGTAAATACAGATAACAGGTGAATATGATGACAATACCAACGCAAATAGAAAAACTTCAAAAATTGTTAGATAGCTGCAAATGCGGTGTACATTTATCAGTAAATGAACACCGTAATTATTACCAAACTGCAGAGGAATCATTATCTGAAAAGTATGGGTACGAATGCCCCCCAGAGATTGAGGATGAAGTTAGAAAGGTTATGGTTGATACGGATACAATAATTGATTTGCAGTTCTACTCACGTACGCCAGTAGGCTCGTACCACATTTACCACCATGACCTAGACGCCGCTCTTGATGAGGCTTTAGATACGTTCGCGGAATAACTATACAGCTACTAAGAGGTGATTTATGAAGACAGCGAAAGGACGGTTAAAGTTTGCATATGAAACAATAGTAAACTTAGAAAATAAACTTAAGTGGGCATACTGCACAGAGAAAGGCGCTGACTCAATCGTCGGTCTTGATAGTTGTGATGATTATAGAGATTGGCTAAAAAGCTTAGGCACATAACAAAGATAAGGGGTGAGTGATTACCTTTAAATACAGATAACAGGTGAATATGATGGCAAAAGAATTTATTGTAGGTGAAGGGGTTAGAATAACTGAATCAGATGACATGGGGATATTTATTCATTTTGAGAGTATTAGCGGAAATCAAACTGGCCAGTTTCTGGGCAATACTAGTGATACCCCTGGGCATAAATGGGCATCTGAATTGCTAGCACTGCAATTAGACAATGGTTGCGTGAAGGAAATATAACACTATGAAACACGGCTAAATAAAAATACAGATAACAGGTGAATATGATGAAGCAAAGCATTGAATGGCACAGGATGTCTTTATGTAATCGAATAGCATCCGCTGCAACTAAAAGGATGCAGGCAGAAAGAGAATTGCGGGAAGTTGAGACGGCAGAGCGTGAAATAAATTTATCGATTGCTCAGATGGAGCTGGCGACAAAAGAAGGTAAAGACGGATATGATCGTGATAAGTATGCAATAAAGCGACTTTGCATTTAACAATACAGCTACTAAGAGGTGATTTATGCAGCCGGTTTCAAGAAAAGAAGATATGTCCCCCAGAGGTCAGCTTAAATTACATCAAGACGATGATGGCGATTACTATGTATCAGTCTATCAAGATGACGGTAATGGGATGATTGTTGAGTGGGCAACAGTAGAGTTTTGTATGTGCGGCATGGGCGGCGGGAAAAGCCCAAACACTAGGAAGGCATTAGTTGAGTTAGCAAAAGCAATGGAGCTTGACAACGAAGAGTCACCTTCTAGGGCGGGTGATCTATAACAAAGATAAGGGGTAAGTGATTACCTTATAACGCGAGTAAAGCAATGAAAAGGGTATTAGTAAACAAGCTACAGGCGTCAGCATTTTGCGGTGAGCTATTAGCGATGGATTACATAAAGCCGATTGAGGTTGACGTAAAAGCGTTTAAGCCGAAGAAGACTTATAAACAAGTTAAGTACGCTCACGGTATTATTAAGTTTATCGCTATTGAGCAGGATAGCAGTGTCGAAGCCACCAAGATTATAATGAAGAGCAACTTCGGGCTATTTAGAGTTCACACTTGCTTTATTACTGGCCAGAGGCTTGTCGATCTAACGTCACTAGCTAATTACAACAGAGAAGAGATCGAGGCATTCATAACACAGTTAGAGCATTACTGTGATAGTAACGGAATTAAATATATAGAGGCGGGACAAGATGAAAATTAAAGAATACAAGGTTTCTAAAGAAATCAAAGATATGTTTGAAGATATGCAAAGTTACTTTGATTGCAGGGATTCAGCAATTAAAAACGTTTTTGGATGGAAGCGGGCCGCTTATTTTGCTAAACGTGGGAATCAAGTTAGAGCAGAGGCTTGGAAAGTGGTTACAGCTTTATATCCTGAGCTGGAAGGTATTAACTGCCATTATAATTACACTTCTGGCGTAATAAAAGTTAATAATTAATGTATTGGGGGTGATAGATGAAAGCTAAAAGAGAGCGAATGCTAGAGCTTATGCTTTTTGAAGAGGCTGGCGGCATTGGTTACAGTCTAGCGATCGCTGGCTTAGCACAAGATGATCTTGAGTATTACCAGCAGTTGCTATTAAAGATCAATGGCATTAAAAAAGATCTGGAAGTTGAATAACGGGGTGATAGATGAGTAGTCTTGATGTGCAAGAAGGTGGCGACCACTACAAAAACATGGCTATACAGCCAGTTGAGTTTATTGCTGCTAACAAAATACAGTTTCTTGATGGGTGCGTAATAAAGCGGGTTTGCAGGCATAGGGCTAAAAACGGTGCCGAAGACATACGAAAAGCAATACACGAGCTTAATCTAATACTAGAATTAGAGTACGGACAAAAGTAATGGCTAAGGCAAAGACAGTGGCGCAGTTAGCAGAAAAGTGCGCAGTAGATTTACAGCTTTTGGTGAGAATGAAAGCCTCAGACGATCAGGGTTATTCTAAATGCACAACATGCGAAAACACCTATCACTTCAAGGAGCTGCAGGGCGGCCACTTTATGCCTAGGGGGAATTCAGCCACTAAGATAATGGAAGAAAATATACACCCTCAATGCCGAGGCTGTAATTGTTGGGGGATGAAGAGTGGAAGCGCAGCGCAAATATACACCTTATTCATGATAGAAACGTATGGAAGGGATTTTGTCGATGAGCTACTAAGCACTAAGGGTAAGCCGTTCAAATGGAATAGGGACGAAATAAAGCGCATTCATGATGATGTAAAAGATCAGATAAAGTATCAGGCAGATAGGTTGGGCGTATAATTCAAAGGCGCGGATTACATTATATTCAATATTAAAAAGGCTGAATTATGAAAAAAGTACTTTTAGAACGATTCGCATATTCCCCTATGGGGGCGTTTGGCGTTTTAACCGTTGATGATTTTGAGTGTTACACGGTAGAGCGGCCTTGGTTAGACAATAAAGCTAGCGAGTCATGTATTCCAGAGGGTGCGTATGGTATTGAGCTGGGCATGTACAACCGTGGCGGCTACCCTGCATACGAGATAATGGACGTGCCGGATCGCTCGTTGATTAAAATGCACCGAGGCAACAATATGAATGATGTTGTGGGCTGCGTAGCGTTTGGTGCCAAGCTTTGGTATTACGAGAATTTGTGGTCTGTATCCGATAGCGGAGGCGCAATGAAGAAATTTATGGCGGCGATGGATGGGCAAAACGGGCAGATAATTATTAAATCAAAACAGATATGCGATTGGGGTTAATGATCATTTTCTTGGCGTCACGAAAATGATATAAATAAAGTGTTGACAGGGTAAAAAGGATAGTAAAATGATTGAACTATTAAACACAGATTGCATGGAATACATGAAAGGGCTTGAGGATAATGCTTTTGAGCTGGCTATTGTTGATCCTCCTTATGGGATAGGGGAAAGTGGCAAGACAAATAAAAGTCGCGGAAAGCTGGCTATAGCAAAAGATTACAAAAGCTTTGCAGGTGATGACTTGGAGCCGCCCAATAAAGATTATTTTTTAGAGTTAAAGCGAGTTAGTAAAAACCAGATTATATGGGGTGCCGGGCGAATCCGATTTTGCTGATTGCGAGCTAGCTTACACAAGCTTTAAAACTGCTGTAAGAAAGTTTCAATTTAGATGGTCTGGAATGCTGCAGGGTGACATGAAAAATAAAGAGCATCGTATACACCCAACACAAAAGCCCGTAAAGCTATACGAATGGCTGCTAAGCAACTACGCAAAGGAAGGCGACCGAATACTCGACACTCATCTTGGAAGCGGTAGCAGCGCAATAGCGGCCCATTACGGCGGCTATGACTTTGTAGGGTGTGAGCTAGACGAAGATTATTACAAGGCGGCAAGCGTTAGATTTGATCGGGAGACCGCACAAGTAGCGATGTTTTAAGTAATGTGAACCGTGGTATAATACAACCAAGAGTATTGCAGGCCGCGTAACTGATTGCACGGTAAACGTTCGAGATAATGCACTCGGCACTCTTGTTTGAGATAGGCTTTTTAGATGATGGAACCGTAATTCGCGGTAGTGTAACTCAAAGAGTCGCGTTGACTCTAAAGGGCGTTAGCCAAGGGTGTGATTCCTAAGCTGCGCAGGTTCCATTTTCTAAGCAGCTTAACAACAGGGGGATATATGACCATCTTGATCGCATCAATAGTATTTACATCTATAATATGCGCTATCATTGATCCGTATAGCGAGTATCTGAACTGGAAGGAGTGTGAATCGTGAGCATATTTGAAAGCTTAATTTCACCCATATCAACTATCA